GCGGAATGCAGGTCTACCTGCCGGAACAACGTTCCACACTCTGCGCCACACGTTCGCCAGTCTGCACATAAAGAACGGCACTCAAGCCGTCGAGCTCAAGGAGCTTGGCAACTGGAGTAGCCTGAACTCGATTGCCCGGTACACCCACTTGGGAACTGAGCATAAGAGAGTGGTAATCAATAGGTTGGAAGGGGTACTCCAACCTTGAAAAAAAGAGGGATCCCGGGTTCGTTGAACACGCCGAGTCCCTTACAGTTAGGTTGGACCCCATAGGGGCAGACGTAACTTATTGATGCTGTTGATGAAACAGAAATTGGAGCGGGAAACGAGATTCGAACTCGCGACCTCAACCTTGGCAAGGTGGAACCCCTTGTTATTTCTGTCTTTTTTCATCATATCAATAACTTACAAAGCACTTATGAGATGCGCTCGATAGCTGCATTCTGCCCCATGGACTCCAACCCTTGTTTGGGTTCTCACCCCATCCGACCCGCCTTTGCGGGGGGTGAGATACCCGCTTTATTTGGAGGTAAATCATGACCACTTGGAACATCTATCGCATTGTAGATCACAACGAATGTCCGCCGGTAACGACGTTTTATGATACGTCCAAGCACAGGCATGACTTCTTAAAGGAGCTGCGTAAGTCGGGTAAGGATCTGTCGCTCGTGGACATCGATATCGTCGTGGTGCAACGCACCAAAACGGACGTGGTGGATTTTCTTAACTGCGTTAGCGCTTCGCCGCAGTTCGCTTTCTCTGATGAGAATACGGTATCTTCTTCGAGCTTGTCTTCGCCTTCTTCATGCGAGCCTTTTCAGCGGAAGACATTTCCCCACTTGTCTTTGGTGTCTTCGACGAAACACGTTTCGAGGGACGACAAGCAGGATAAGGACGCTTCTTCTTGTCCTTCCCTGACCGTCCACACTTCTTACCCGTCTTGATATCGCGCCAGTCTTCTTTGAACCAGCGTGTCAGACCGCCGTCACTTTTTGCCACGCTTCTTCACCGTCTTGTACTTACCGCCACGCTTCTTGTATTCACGCACAAGCCAAGCGTTGGCGTAGGCTGATGGATAGACCTTGAACTTCTTCTTTGCTGCGGCTTTGACCCGGGCATACAGGGCTTTGTCTGTGGGCTCATTAGCCACCGAACTATCCTCGCTTGCGCTTGTTAGTCGCAGCTCGTTGACCGCGCTTGGGCAAAGCCTTTTTCATGGATTTTTTGCCGCGCTTTCCTTTACAGGGTTTACCGTCGTGCATGACTATCTCCTTAGGGTTTAACTTCGTTCCACTTCTTGTTGTACCGGTCGAAGATCAGCTCCTGTTGAGCCGTGATCTCGTCCAGCTTTTCATATCGCACCATTGGATCGATGACGCCGTTATCCTCGAGTAGCTTCTTCTGCTTGGACAGTTTTCTGAGCTGCTTCTCTGCTTGACTGTGGAAGGTCTCGAACTGGTACAGCTCTCTGCCGTAACGCTCTACAAGTGTCTTGCTTTCCTCTGCGTCAGCGTCTCTGATCTGCGTTCGATACTGGAGCCACTCGTTGCGAGAGTCGTAATAAGTAACTCGATCCTTGTATTGACTGACTCTAGGGAAGAACGTGCGGATGATTGGTACGTCGTCAGCCTTCAGGTCTCCGGGTCTGTCATTCAGAGACTTGGTCGCAGTGTCCGCTGCATCATTGAAGAACCTACCAACACCTCCGAGCAGGAAATCTAATCCGTGCTGAACTCTATCTGGGTTGACCTCAACGCTGCCCGGGATGTAGTCGTCACCACCACTCAGCTCGGCAATGGTTTTAGTTGTGCTCTCAATCCAATCAGACGTGCGCCTGCGGGTCTTTTGTGACTTGGGCTTCTGCACCAAGAACGGGTTCTGGGGGATCGTAATGTTCTCCCCGAAGTAGTTGATATTTGCAGCTTGCTCTAGAGCGAAGTCAGTAACGTCCGGTCCGGCGAGGAAGCCTAGCTTCAGCATTACTGACTCTGACGCATCTCGGTCATCTGAGACGGCGTGTATACCCTGGGGGTTAAAGTGCCGATCCATAGATGTCAGCAGATCCACACCGACCTGATCTGGACTTTTGAGGTCCATAGCCAGCTCAGCGCCCAAACGACCTACGTCATCGTAGAAGCCCCATCCATACGCCTTAGGCAAGGCAAAGCCTTGCTCATCACTGATACGGAATAGCATTCCTGATTTTAGGGCATACTCGTTGTAGTCGAGGTAGGTAGACTCTCCATCCTCATCCTCACCAGACATCCAGATGTTTATCAACGTCCTTGCAAACCCGGCAAGCACAAGCCCCGCGGCGACCATTCGAGCCTTGGTAAGCTTCTCGCCATCCCTGCCTGACTTCAATACAGCCTCGGCAGTATTCACGTTGCCCTGTATTGCAGCGTTGAAGAATAGGTAGAAGGTGTCTGTTGCGGAGCTGAGCTCCCCTTTGCGATTGAAGTTAACTGTCAGGTCTTTAGCCACGGTCGCAGCAGTTGTTCTCTCGACCCCAGATTTTCGTGCGGCAATATAAGTGGACAGCCGGGTAACGTTCTCCATTACCTGATTGAAGTCCTCAACAACCTTGCCTAAATAAGCAAACGCTTCTCTAATTTTTCCTCGCTTTATCAGCGTCTCAATGCGGCGGGCTTGCTCATCAATGCTTTTGCTGTAAGCAATGCCGGTAGGAGCGCCGTCGTCTTTATAGTCCTTAACAAACTGCGCCAGCTCTTTAGCTTCATCTGTCTTGGGCTCATTGCCCCGAGCATCACGCCACAACGCCTTCCACGATGGTCCCCATCCTTTTACCACCTCCCAGATCAGGTCCTTGTCTTTCAGCCTGCCGGCACGAGAGTCTTGCTCGGCAAGAATGAAAGCGAGTCCCGTTTGAACGTCTCTGATTGGGTTAACCAGTCCCCAGCTTGGGTTGTAGTTGATGATCATGTCGCGACGGAAGTTCTGGAATTCCCGCATAAAGGTCATGATTTGGTTGAACGACTCAACCTCGGAATTGAATATGCCCACACTGCCAGCCTGGAGGTTTCTGTTCAGCTCCTTATCGCGAATCTCAATGAAGTGGTCCTGCCCGTTGCGCTTTACCTGTATGTATCGGTGAACCTTGTCGTCATCGGGGCGCATCTCAGAAGCCATCTGGCTTTTGCTCTTCCGCACGCTAATATCGTCTGGCGGCGTTTGGAACGGGTACTGCGTTGGCGGGTAAACGCTCCACTGGTCAGACTTAAACTTGCTGAGCATCTTCAGTAGACGTTGGGCGATTACATTTTTTTCCGCCCTAATAATTTTTGTCTCGCCGTCCACAAACGCATTTAGCAGTGGATTGGCTGGCATGGTTACACGACCCTTCGCCTTAAAGGACTCCTTGCCTGTAACGCTGAAGCCTTTCGCCCCAGTACCCGCAACCATGTCGCCGTCTTGCTCTAGGGCGGCAAAGCCCTTCAGCGGCACATAGAATTCATACGTGTCTTGCCAGTCCTCTTTTGTCTCGTCATCCAGCAAGCCCTTGTCAACCATGTTCTGACGCATGTCAGAAAGCATCTCGTAGACCTTGCTTGAGATCTCCTCGAGCGCGTCATACTTGTCTTCGAGCTTTGCCGTGGCGATCACAGACTCTGCCTCAGAGTCGGTCATGCCCGAACCGGTGTCTTGGAATCGGAGAGGCTCGTTCTCAAGCTTGTCTAGTCGCTCAGTGATAGATTCGACCGGGCGATCGAGAGCGCCCATTGAGTCCTCAAGTGCTTTGTTGAGGCGATCTATTTGCTCCGCCCTCATGGCTTGCTCGCGTTCGGCAATGACCCTGTTACGTTCCGGGGCATGCTTAGCCAGCAAGTACAGACCTACCTGTTCACCATCGAGATCTGCCGCCTTCATCATTGCCGCTATTGGCTTGATGTAGTCGTTCTCAAATTCTTCGATCTGATTCTGCACCTTGGAGTGCATAAGGTTTTCTGCGTCGTAAGCAGATACTGATGCCGGCATGCGGTCCATACCGACACTGGCAGCGAGACGATCCTCGAGCTCTTTGAGTCTTCCGTAACGATCGACAAGAGCCTTGCTAAAGCTCTTTGGCATTAGCCTGTTTAGGCGCTGCGAAAGGTCCCTATCTACAAGGTACTCGTCATCGAGGTTGAATGTGACTTCGTGGGGTGGACTATTGTCCGGTGTTCGCTTGCCCTTTATGTATCTTGGGCGTTCTGCCTCGGGCTGTCCGCCGACATCGGCGTCGTCTTGGACATCAGTTTCTTCAACAGCATAGTCGCTTTCAACTGCTTCTCTTTCTGCGTACTCGCGGATGAGGGCATCGAGGTTGTCTCTGTTGACGCCATCGGCTTCGTACCAAGGGAATCCTTTGTCATATTCACTTACCTTGAACCCTTTCGGGATAATGTTGCGCTTCCGAAGTTTGACTTGATCCAAGAATTCGGAGAACTTTTTTGGGGTGAAACGGTACGGCTTGTTTGACTGATCAGCATACAGGAAATACGGGTTGCCGTCAGGGTCTCGGGCGTAGATCGCGCCGTACCTAAACAGGTTCATCTTGCCTTCAGGCGCACCCATGTCGGCATAAGGTGTGTCTGCACCTCTTGCGTCGTCTAACAGCCCCTTCATCGTTGGGTGTGCAACGACCTGACCTGAGTTCAGAACCCAGCTCTCCCAATGGTATCTGCCTACTGAGCCTTCATCTTCTCGACCAAGCCTCCGATAAAGCTCTTTGATGCGCTGGTTGAGAGATTTCTCAAGCGCTTCGTATCGAGCCAGACCGTGCCCCTTGTCGAACTCATCTGCAATGTCGTCGTAGATAAGCTTGCCGTAACGCCCCGCATCCCACATTGAGTTGAGCTGAATCCGGTCGAGGATGACTACGTCGTCACGCCCGGTCATTAACATTAAGAACGAGAATACTTTGTTGCCGATTCCGGGGTTGTTGATCATCCCCTGGAACTGACGACGAACATCTACGGTGGAGATTGATCGATTACCTACAAGATCGTGCAGCTCCTCCAGCCTGCTTCTGCCGTCTTCAGTGCGCTCAGACATCTTGAGCATAAACTTTGCCCAATCGTTAGCATTGCTTGTGCCAGATCGACCGAACGAACCCTCTGGTATGAGGCGTTTTACTGCCTTCTCCCAGCTCTTCACGTCCTGCTCTGTCATGGTGCCATCAAGCGTTTTCTGAATGATGTCACCTGCGGGGTCATCTTTTGCCCCGGGCATTTTTGTTAGCAGATCAACAAAGCCAGCCTCTTGAGCCGAGGCGGTGAGCATTCTCGACATGATGCCCCAAAGCATGAGCTTTCCGGTTATGTCGGGCGTTGCTTCCCCTGAGGCATAGACCTCGCCCATCTCTCGAGCGGTTTCTAGCCCCTCCCTAGCTGCCTGTACTTGTTGATCAGACAGGCGCGAATGAGTAGCGACCCACGTATCTATGTCGTTGTACAGAGAGATCAGTCCGTGAGGCGGTCGGATCGTAGTGTTACTTCCCGTAAGATCTCTTTCGAACCTCAGCCATGCGGCAGGTGAGGACAGCGGATCGTCGTGTCGATCGCTCAGCGCCTGAAGAGCAGGTATTTGCTTGGCTGCATTCTTGGGATTGATCGCCTTTGTTACGGATGCTTTTCCAGTGGTCTTGCCCCGGGAGTTCTGTAGCAAATACTCCGCGCCTTTCTTGATGAACTTAGGCTCGGAGGATGCGGGCAGGTAAAGCTCGCCGTCAGCTGTTAGCTCGGAGGTAATTTCTCCGTCTTCCTCCATCTGATCTAGAAGATCACGGAAGTTTGCTTCTTCCTGTCCCACCTGCTCGGACAGTTGTGCAGCAGATATGCCGTCTTCGGGGATGTTCTGTAGCAGATTGTCACGCAGCTCCTGACGTGGTGCTGGTTCAGCAGCGGGAGCATTGCGCTGGAGTTTCTCATTGTGCAGCTGGGTAAGCGTAGCTTCAGCTTCCTTCCTGTTGTCAGCAAACGTACCGACAGTGTAAGGATGGAACATATCAAGCTTAAGCTCTTCTTGATGTTGAGGGTCGAGTACCCAGCCTCTAGCAACCGGGTCTCTGGATATCTGGTACACATCACCATCAGCCATGGTGACGTTCATTGTGCCGTTTAGGTCGAAGTCTTCAGCGCGTTTAACGCTATCGATTTCTACTGGTAATACTTGTCCTGCACTGTCCCCAGCTTCAGGTTCGGGCGTTCCGCCCACGCTTTCACTGGCTTGTTCCTCGACAAGGCTAGGTCCGCCAGTTCCTCCAGCTCCTCCTTCGTCTTGAACTTGAACGCCTCCTGACTCGGCAGGTGTCCGAACGTCTCGAGGTACTCCTGCACCTTCGGAGACAGGGGTTTCTTGGTTAGCTTCCTGATTCCCATACAAACCTCTTACGTCGTTAGTTACTAACTGCTCTGCCGGAACAGGGTTAGCGAATATGTCCTCGATTATACTATGCCCAAACGGCAAACTCTTCTGTATCGATCCCTCGTTAGCCACGTAGGCTGCACCAAGTTGAGCGAACAGCTCCTCTCGTGCGCCATCGAGTACACCTTGGATCTTCTCTGGGTCGCCATTTTGCTTAGCGATGTTGTCGTAAAGGGCGTCTAGTGGGTACGAAAAGAAGCCAGCTCCTTCTGCGTCAGACTCCCATAGGTCAAAGATTTCCTCGATGGCTCTACCCATAGAGATATCAGGCTGACCATCGCCGTCGATGTCTTCTACCTTCATTTTGAAGTGATCGATAGCAGATGAGTAGCCGTTTCTAAAGTCAGCTGCATGCATTACTTCATGCGCTGTATTGAAGCGATTGCGGCGAGCTCTCTGCTCGTCATCTGCTCCCTCTAGCAAGTGATCGAACCTCATGCCGATCACACTAGACCTGTCGAGGAAAGCCGCCTCTGCGTCGTGAGGTATGTCCTCAGTTGAAAGGACGTGAGTGCCTTTCACAAGATCACGAAACTCTTTTGGTACGCCACGCATTGCGAGGTCAAGGTAGATAGACGCCGCTTCCTCGAGGGCTGGGTTGGCTGTTGGGTCGGTGCTTCCTACAAAGTCGGTGAGACCGGGCAGTTGAACTGTTCTGCCGTCCTCGGTGAGCATGGACACAGGACCCCGAGACGGTGTGATATTGAAGTTTATGTCCGCTTCAGTAACGCCTTGAGATGCAAACTCTCCTTCACCCGTTGTTTTGGGAATTGGTCCACGCGCAGCAGCATCGTTAAACGACTCGATTTTTTGGCTTAGAGTTTCTGGTGTGCTGACCATAAAGATCTCGCCGCCGAACTCATCTGTTTGCTGCGTTTCCAGTGGTACTGCACGACGAGTGCCACGATTTACCGACGCATTGATAGCGTTCAGCGCAGAAGATCTTTCTGTGCCCTCGAGCTTTTCAGCCGCTGCTCTCAGGTCAGCCTCTGTAGCTATATCGTCTTCCATGCCGTCAACAATGAGCTGCTTTTGTAGCGGCACAGGCATGTTGCCCCAGTACAGCATCGGCTCTGCCGGCGGTCTGTCGTACCCCTCCAGCAAAATGTCCATGCTGGGGTCCTGACCGGGCTGTATTGTTGTTTCCTCAGGGGTAAGCGCGACCGTACCGGGCGTCGGCTCTGGTGTCGGACCCCCCTCCGGGTCGATAGTTGTCTCTGCTTGGGTCAGCTCAATAACTTTACGACGAGCCTCAGGCATACGATTGATGCGAGCTTGCTCAGCCTCTTCGCTAAACGGTTCGGGACCCTCGGGACCGGGCTGGTCTGGGCGTCTGCCGCCCACCTTTGTCGCCTGTATTGCGGCACCGCCAGCAGTTCCGGCAAGAACACCGGATGCAAAGGAGTTGATGTACATGGACTTGGATCGTTCATCTGCGACGATCTCCAAGAACTCACGCTGCTGGTCTTCAGGCAGGTTTTCTTCTGCCCATGCCACTGCGGCTCTGCCCAAAAACTCCTGAGTAAATTCTGTGAAGCCTTCTACGCCAGCAGCTTTGACCGCCTCACGACCCACCGCCAAGACGTAGTCCTTACTCATAAAGACTCGCTCAGCAATGTCGTCGTTAAACTGCTCTAATCCGTCCGATCCAAACATTCGCTTGAATGCTCGCTGTGGAACGCCAAAACGATCGAGCGCTCCCTGAGCCACACCAACAGCTAGGGCTTTGCCGGGAGCCTCAAGACCGGTTTCTTCATAGATTTCAGCAAAGTTAGAGGCGGTGTTCTGTGCTGCGCTATAACCAACAAATCCGGCAGCAGCGTCGTAGTTCTTTTGAGTGACCTTTTCTGCAAGACGCTTGCCGATCGTATCAGCTTCCTGCTCGAGCTTGTTTTTTAGCAGTTTTTTAGTACCAGCTTTTGCCGCAACACCTGCAACGCCGCCACCAACCACATCAGGCACCAGCGTTCCGAGGGTGTAGCCAGCCCAATCAGTGAAATCACCGAATGAATCTATCTCTTCTACGGAGGTGACATTTGCGCCTACGTTGGCAGCGTCCTGCATTTTCTTGCGGTAGTAAGCTAGACCTGAATCGACCCACTCCTCATTGCCAATAGCGCTACCGACCGTGGCTTTGAGCGCACCGCCAAGACCTTGGGTTTGGTCGATACCTGCATCTAAGCCTTTACCGAACTGAGTGTCCGCAAGGATTCCACCCTCAGTCAGCTTGTCACCAAGGTCCTCAGTTTTTTGTTCGGGAAGTTCGGGGGCAAATGGAGTTTTGCGACCCAGTACTATGCCAGCCATTCGGTTCCCCTTATGGTCGAGCCATCAAGCCTTGGTTGATCAAATATTGTTGTAGCCGCTCAAACTTAGCTGCCGGAATGGTCATGTCATCCGGGTTATTGATCATGGCGTTAATGTGCGCCATTTGATTTGGATTTAGTTCGTTAACGTCACCAATCAGCTCGCTCAAGGAGACAATGCCGTTACCTCTAACCGTCTGTCGGCTGTTGGCACCTGATGATTTGAGAGATCGGTCACCAGTATCCACATTGACTTGAGGCATAAGACCTCGAAGCTGGGCAGCATAGTCTTGCGCTCGACTGACTTTTGACTCTGTTGGGGTGCCGTATAAGTATCTGCGCTCGGCTCGCTCTTCCAAAAGCGCCAGCTTGTTTTGCAAGTCTGCAGGGTTTTCTCCCGGCATAACCAAGCCCTGAAGATCGTTGTTTTCAATAAACAGAGCGTTGGCTTGGTTTGAGTCGTTTTTCGCCAATAGGTCCGTAACTCGCTTAACCTCAGACGCAGTTCTAGCCTTGACCTTATCTGCACCGCCGCGCTTATCGACCTTGTAGTTGTTTACTTCCTCTTTAAACACGGTGTTAGAAAGAAGGTTGTTGTACATCATTGTCCTGCCATACATGGCTTGCATAGCTTCACCGGGTTCCATCTCGAGCTGGGCTGTATTTCCGCCTCGGAACTCGGTAAGGGTCGGGTAATAAAAAACGGACCCACCATTGGGGTCTTCCAGCTCAACCGATACTGATCCCCGGATCTTTCCACCAACGGCTTCTAAATCGGCAAGGTTAATATCGCGAATGGTGTAGCCCTCATACTCCGCGGGAGCATTTGGAAACGTTTGGCTATCAACCTTGGATCCGATTGCCTTGGTGTTATTGATGCTCATGATGTCAGTTAGTGCAGCAAGCTGAGGCTGATTGATTTGAACGTTTTGCCCAGTCGCCATTGACTCGATTAGTCCAGAGAGCTCTTGTGAGTGAACGTTAAAGTCGGTGGACATTATCGTGTCGATTGGAAACAGCCGGCTCCCCTCGAGCTGATCAAAATAGCTTGACACCAAGTCACGATTTTGACGCCTCTGAGTGTCACCGCTCTGAGCTATCTCAAAAATATTGTTGAGGATCTTTCCGTCAGTAATATCCTTGGCATCAGCAAGGTCCTGCGCCGATTCGCCGGCATCCGTCTCGGCTCGAACGAGAGCTGCTTGAGCAGTTATTGCCGCGTTGCCGTCATCTCGCTCCTGATTTTGAGCATCAAACGCCGCCTTAAGAACTCTGTATTGATGGTCCATCGTCTTGACGTCGCGCTGCAGCGAAAGATTTTGATCGCGATAGGTTGCTAAGTCGTCAGCCTGTTGCTGCTGTATGCCGAGGGTTTGAGCTCGGTAGTTTCTTAGGTCGCCTTGTTGTTCTTTTCTAAACGCACGATCCTCCGCAGCGTTCATCGTGTTTTGAACTAGCCCGTAACCCTTTACAACGCCGTCTGCAAATGACATGGCTTACCTCAACCGAATAATTTGTTTAGGAGAAATGCGGCACCAATCCCAATCGCGATAGGGGCTGCGATCGTGCCAAGCGCAGCCATTGCGCCAGACGCCGCTGAACCAGCTCCTGCAGCACCAGCAGCAGTCGATCCTGCCGCAGCTGCGCCGGTTCCCGCTGCCGCACTTGAGCTAGCTGCCGCTGCTCCGGTACCGCCGGCAGCAAGACCTCCACCCGCCGCAGCCGGTGCTCCGGGAACGGCTTTTGCTAACGCCAAGCCAGCCTTACCGGTAGCTGCTGTATTGACTCCCGGTACAGCACTGCCAAGAGCTGCAGTCGTCTTAGTCACAGGCGCTGCTATCGCCGGAGACATGCTTCCTGCCGCCGTAGCACCCTTAGCAGCAATTGCCTTGCTAATTCCGTACTGCGCTCCTATGCCGGCACCGGTTCCGAGCAGGGCTTTTTCTTGCTGGTCTTTTGCGGCATCAAGCTGGTCCTGCATGTTCGCTCGCTGAGTGTCTAGCTCTGCAACTTTTGCAAAGCCTTTCATCGCGATACCGCGTTTTGCGTGACCTGAACTAATTAATCCACTCATTAGCCGATACTCCTTGCCTTGCCCGACACGCCGGATAGCCCGCCCGTAATCATCTGCAGTCGTCGATCAACGTCGCGCATTCGGGTCTCATTGGCACCGCCAACAAGCGTCGAGGTGATGTTGTTTTGATCCATCGCGGTGTTGCGAATGCCCAGTCTTGCTGCATTTCGGTCACTAGTTCCCTGAACATTCTCTGCCGCACCCAATATCGCACCTCGAGTGCGTTCCAACTCTTCAGGCAGGAAGGTTGTTCCAGTGCTGGTGATCATCCCGAGAAGCCGGCGCTCTTGTGGCGCATAAAACTCTTCATAGTCCCGGGTAGATTGACGGATGATGTCCGCATAAAGCTTGTCACCTGGAGACTCCTTTACACTCAGCCCGCTATATCGATATGGGTTAATGAACCCGTTACCGTAGTTTTGAGTTGAGCCACCAAACGGTCCGCCGTAACCGCCGCGACCATAGTAGGAGCCAACCTGTGCTTGCATTTCTGGGTTAAGCATCGACATATAGGCATCAAAATTCATGAGTAACGACCTCCGAGCCCATAGGCAGCAGCCATTCCTACTCCGGTTCCTAGAGCACCGGCAGTCCCGCTTGCAGAAGCGAAGTCACGGCGAGCGATGTTGCCAGCTCTACTTAGTTGGTTTTGAGCTAGGTCAATGTTTCCTTGCATGGCTTGCGTTTCGAGGTTCTGACCACCGCGAACAAAGTTTGTGAGTCCTGCGATTCCCTGATCAGTGTTTGACATCATGGCGTCTGCTGCGCCTGTGCCCATGCCCCGGAACTGAGCTGCCTCCAAAGCCTTGGATCGACCTTGATACATTCCTGAACTGGGATCGAAACCGGCGTTATTTAAAGATCGCTTGAACTCGGGCATTTGCTGCTCATACAGCCCCGCAATCTGGGTAGAAGCCCTGCCGCCGGCATCAGCATATGCCTGATCTTCGAATGTACGATCAACGCTGTCTAAAAAGCCCATCTCTACAGGGAGAAAGTCTCTCCTGTAGTTGTTGTACATAATCGCCGCTTGCTCAGCTAACGCTGCTTGTGATTCTGGTTCCCTGACTCGGGTATCGCCGCCGCCCATTTCTCGCCCTCAAGCTTCTTTGTCAAAGTCGCCCATCGAAGTCGGTATCCGTACTGCTGTCCCAGATCCCATAGCCCACGATGAGGCGTTAAAAACTCTATTTCTGAGTGCCCTGTGTTCAGGGCTAAGGCTTCCAGCTCGTCGGCATAAGTCATCAAGCTTCCGGGGACAGGATCGTAGGCGATCCAGATCAGCATTATCTTGCTGTCCCTGAAAGGGTGAGACTTCGTCTGAAGAACGATGAAGCCTGAGGCGGTCCGTGCGGAATCCATGAGAAGAAACGAGCGCTGGTTTACACACGCGGCGTAAACATCCTCGATTCTCCAGTCCGGGTTATTCTCAGAATGGATTAGTTCTAAGCCCGGTCGAATGACATCCCAAACTTTTCGAATGTCAACAAATTCTAGAGCCACAAGTGTACCTTTTTTGCCATAAAATCTCTATTAACGCATGCCTATAATCATGCCGCTTACTTCGCCTATCGAATCCACTGAGCTGCCCGTATCTGGGGCTGTGACACCACTTGACCCGAAGCGCGTCATCACCAGCTTCATGTCGATTGTTCCGGTGGTCGCAATGCCTCGTGTACCCGATATTGAGAACGGCATGTATAGGTCTGTACTTGCCTTGAATCGAGTCTCTCCAACGAGCTGGTAAGCCCCTGATGACCGGGTGCTGACGCTGGCGCTCGTTGAAAAGCCGACTGCACTTGCCACGTAAACCCTCGTCCGGCTGTTAGAGGCTGTATAGAAGGCGCTACTAACCGTTGTCGTATTGGTTCCACTCACCAATGTGTTGCCCTGAGGCACAAGGGTTCGCACATCGCCGCTAAACTCAATAAACGCAGAGCTTTTGAAGCCCCCGGTCTGTACCGTAACGGGTGTGCCAATCGTGGTTAGTGCGGTCGAGTTGTCTTTCATCCACATCTGGATGCGATAAGTCTTGCTGCTTGTGGAGTTAAACCAGCCACTAGCCTGAGCGTAAGGGATATGCCCCGTGCCCGTGTGGGTGCTTGCCGCCAAGGTCGCCTCGAGGAACGTCAGGTCACCACCATAGGTGCCCGTGTTAGCGCCACCTGCAAACTGCTGTACTTGAGTGTCCCTAAACGACTGAATAACGTTTACATCACCCAGCAGGTTGTTGGCGTAAATGTCAGTGGCAGACATGACTGTCGCACTAATGCTGCCAGCGGTAATTTGGTTCGCATTTATCTCATCTACACGCAGAGCACCTGTAACGGGGTCTGCTGTCAGAGTAGCGCCATCGATGTTTAGGCGTGATGTGGAGATTGTTCCCGCCGTAATTTTTGCTGCCGACAGGTTTGAGATCTTCGCATCATCAATTACCGCGTCACCGATCAGCGCATTGGTGATCGAGCCGTTTTTGATGAAGGCAGTGTCCATGTAGACACCAGCCGGAACCGTTTCACCGTTGATAGTGGTCTGAGCTGCCTGAACGACAAACGGAACAATCAGCTCTGAAGAGTTGCCGGGACTATTTGTCTGCTGGTTGCTGGCAGTAGGAGCGACAATCGAAAACTTGTCTGCCCTGATGATGAACGCGGATGTTGGTGTGCCATCGTTATCGGTGGTTGATATTCCGAAACCAGCTATGTGCCCATTGTTGTCTAGCTTGACCGAGTACTGGCTGGAAAGACCGCCATTGGCGTCACCTACAACAGTTTGCAGTGTCTGAATGGAACTGGTTTGCCCCGCAACTGTGGCAGTAACGGTATCGATTGATGAGGCATTAGCCGATCCGTTCGGAAACACCTCTGTCGTGAGGTCACTAACTACCTGAGCCGATGCCAACTGCACGTTGCCGGAACTGTCGAAAACAGCGGTCGCTAGATTGTCGATGCGACTAGCGTTTGCCGTCCCGTCCGGGAACACTTCTGTGGTGACGGTATTTAGGTTTGCGGCTGTAGCGAGTCGCCCAGAACCGTCTGAGTTGAACACCTCTGAGAACAGCCCATCAATGCGACTAGCTCCCGCACCACCAGAGCCATAGACCTCTGTTTGTAGGTCTGAAACTGAAGTGGCGCTTGCTAGCTTTACCGTGCCGTCAGAGTTGAAGACGCTAGCATCGAGAGTATCTAGTCTGCTTGCGCTTGTAGTTCCGTCAGGGAATACCTCGGACGTGAGTGTATTGACAGCCGCAGCGGTTGCTAGATTCAGTGTGCCTTCAGTGTTACCAGAAACAAACATTGCGGCGGCAATGTTGTCCACCTTGTCACTGATTGCTCCGCTACCGTTTACTTCTGTATTGAGCGTAGTAAGAGCTGCTGCGGTAGCAAGTCTGGAGGAGCCATCGCCATTGAAAACTTCGGTGACCAAGCCGTCGATTCTACTGGCAGATGCACCGCCCGAACCGAACACCTCGGTCTCTAAATTGTTAAGCGCTGTAGCACTGGCTAGTTTGACCGCTCCATTTGAGTCGAACACCGCGCTTTGTAGCGTATCGATTGAGCTTGCTGATGTGGTGCCGTTGGGGAACACCTCAGTAGTCACAGTATTGAGAGCTGAGGACGTAGCTAGTTGCAGTGTGCCGGTGGTGTCGCCGTTTACGAACATGGATGCGGCGATGTTATCTACCTTGTCAGCAATAGCACCCGTGCCGGTTACGGCTGTATTTAAAGTATTGAACGCCGATGCAGTCGCAAACTCGAAGTTGCCGTTGCTGTCGTAGATCGCAGTATATAAACCATCGATGCGGCTAGCAGACGCTCCAGAAGAGCCATATACCTCAGTTTCTAAAGCACTGACAGCCTGAGCTGTAGCAAGCTTGACCGTTCCGTTAGAGTCAAAAACTGCCGTGTCCAGGGTATCTATTCTGCTGGCGCTTGCAGTGCCATTTGGGAACACTTCTGTATTGAGTGTAGAGAGCGCACCAGACAGAGCAGTCAAACCTGTCGATGGGTTGGTAATTGCGCTGTTTAGGGAGTCGATTCTTGAGGATGCTGCGCCTGATGGAGTGACACCGTTACCCCATACCTCGTTGTTGAGTAGTGTTACAGCCGAAGAGCTAGCAAGCTGGACCGCTCCGTTCGAGTCAAACACTGCGCCCTGTAGCGAGGTCACGTCTGACTGAATACTGCCAACGATCGTGCTGTTACTGCTTGAATCGTAGATTGCCGAAACATCATTACTAAGCGACGTAAGAGCAGACCCAGTAGCTAGACGGGATGTACCGTCTGAATTAAATACCTCTGCCTCAAGGCTGGTCACGTCACCCTGTATGGTGGTTATGCTGCCCGAGTTGGTGCTGACACTACTACTAACGCCGCTCAGGGCACTAGCCGTAGCCAAACGCGCTGTCCCGTCACTGTTGAAGACCTGTGACTCAAGATCCGTTACGTCGGTCTGGAGGGTCGTGATGCTGCCACCTTGGGAGCTTACGGTGCTCGATAACCCGGAAAGCGCAGACGCCGTTGCTAGGCGACCAGTACCATCTGAGTTGAAGACCTCCGACTCAAGCGAGGTAACGTCTGTCTGAATTGTTTTAACAACAGAAGGATTGGTGCCATCGTAAATAGCCTCGACTGTATTTGTAAGACCCCCAAGCGCCGTGGTCGTTGCTAGCTTTACGTTGCCGGAAGAATCAAAGACGGCTCCCTCTAGGCTGGTCACGTCGTTTTGCACGGTAGATATCGAGCTGCCTTGCGTAGTGACCGTGTTGCTCAGGGCTGTCAGCGCTGATCCAGTAGCCAAGCGACCAGTACCGTCACTGTTGAAAACCTCAGCCTCGAGATCAGTAACATCGCCCTGTAACGTCGTGATGTTTCCGCCTTGGGTGTTGACTGTATTGGTCAGCGCGGTGACCGACGTAGTTGTCGCAAGCTTGACCGTACCGTCCGAGTTAAATACAGCTCCCTCGAGTGTTGTAATGTCGCCCTGAGCCGTACCTAAGCTGTTGCCCTGTGTTGTGACCGTGTTGGTCAGGGTATTGAGTGCTGATCCCGTGGCAAGTCTAGCGGTGCCATCGCTGTTGAATACCTGACCCTCTAGCGAAGTTACGTCTGCCTGTATGGTTTTTACGATGCTCGGGTTAGTGCCGTCGTAGATCGCTCTCACGTCGCTCGTAAGCGTGTTTAACGCAGAGGTGGAGGCTAACTTCAGACTGTTGTCAGCATTGAATACAGCGCCATCTAGAGCCGTAACGTCGGTCTGTAACGAGCTGATACTGGTGCCTTGGTTAGATACCGTTGTATTGGTCGTTCCAAGCGCGGCGGCAGTCGCAAGCAGACTTCCACCATTGCTATCAAACACCTCGTTTTTAAGGCTAGTCACATCGGTGGTAAGACTGGTGATGCTACTGCCCTGATTCACCACGGTCGTGTTGAGGGTCGAAAACGCTGATGCCGTTGCCAGTCTGCTTGACCCGTCAGTGTTGAACACCTCGGTTTCGAGTGCAGCAATGTCTGTCTCGTTTGACTCAACACGAGGATCGCTCACCTCTACCCACTCGCTAGTGCCGTTGCCATCACTGTCGAAATAGATGTGCAGCTCGTTGTTGTCAGATGTGTCATACCATCGAGAGTTCGCCGCAATCGTACCGGTTGGGGCTGTCGCCTGAATGTATACGTCGGCGGTGTTTGCAGACAGATCAGATAGTGAGGTCTGTAAGTTACTGGTCGCCGTGTTCAGCGACGTTATCGAGCTGTTAATCGAGGTGATCGATGAGTTGATCGTACCAATGCTAGTTGTGTGCCCTGAAACCGTAGTTTCGGCAGATCCGATGCGCGACAGCAAGCTGTTTCCAGAGTAACTGGACAGGTAGCCCGTAAACGTCTCAAGGTTGCCTGCAAGAGTATTGGCAAGTGTTGCGGTCGTTTCAGTGGTCGATATCCTGCTCAGCAGGTTGTTACCAGAGTACGAGCTTGTGTAGCCGGTATAGGTCTCAATCGAGCCAAGCAAGGAATCGATGGTCGGAATCTGAGCTATGGGCGATGCAAGACTTTGAGCCAGCTCGCTCGACGTGATCTGGTTAGCCAGCAAATCCATGATAACTGTGAGGTCTGGCTGAGTTGTGCCATTGACACCGGTTGAGCTGTTGAACGGACCAATCTCGTTGTTGATATTGACCGCTCGAACCCAGTAGTAAAAGTTAGCGTTCGATCCAACAGCGTCCGAGTAGATCCCAGTAAAGCCAGAAACCTGAGCCACTAATGTTGCGTTTGAAATACTGTCGGACGTATGCCGGTGAATCTCAACGTGAGAGTGACCGACGTAGGTGTCTAAGTCCCAAGTAAGCACCACGTTCTGAAACGCACCGCTTGCAGCCAAGCTTGTTGGTGCGGGTGGAAACTGAACGGTCGTATCGCCTTGACTTGGAACGATGTAGTTTGCGGGGTTGTCCCCGGCGGTACTCAGCGAGGCGTTTCCCGCCAGAGACAACACTTTCGTATCGAGTAGGTCTTTAAAAGTAACCGCACGATCAATAGGGTTACCCCGATGTCCAATGAGGATATCGAGGTTCTCCTTGATTGACTCACCGAAACGTTTCTCCGGTGCGCCCCACTTGATGGGGACACTTAAATTAGCCTTGCGCTTAGCCATAGATTTCTCGGGCAGACTCGTAGACGCAGACCTCATTGATCGGATCACTACCGCTCAACTCAATCTCAAACTCATGTCCTTTGTAGCCGGATGGCAGTCGGAACAAGCTGTCGTTGGTAACTGTCTCTGTGTGCTTCAGAGAGCCGTCTGCATACAGCTTGAATGTAATGCCTGATCCGTAGGCGTCTGCCTGAACTTTGGCAACCCCCGGATTGATTGGTCGCTGTGCGTAGAACTTCTTGGATTTCCATGTGTAGGAAAGATTTGTTCCCGCCGCAAATTTTTTCACCGCACCGCCAATTACCAGATATAGCTCATCTTCCTCGAGGTCATTAAACCCCGCGCTCGCGTGGAAGCTAAGATCAACAAATGAATCTTTTCCTCCACGGGGATCGAAAATGAAGCCTTTCTGTGCTGATCCGGTGTTGTAAAAACCAATATAGTGCCCCTCCCAGTTGAAGCCTACGATTGAGCTAGGTACTAGCTCCTGCCATTGGTCTCGGGTGAGCAACTGTTCTGTTACCACCTTGAGACCGCCAGTCTCGGTAGCCATAACCAGTCCGTCTGGGCTTGCGTACATGACAGCAGAACCCATATCGACCACTGATCGCTTGGAAACACACGCTTGGTTTGAGTCGATCTCAGACAGCGCCATCGCTGACGGATCAAGACCTGAAATGATGGCTGGCTTTTCTTTGGTTAAGACCAGTACACCTGAGGGCATTGGGGCAAGAGCAACGATGTCCGACTTGACCGTAAGCTTGTACTCGTCTGGAAAAGCATGTGGCTGGAATGCCTCGGAGAAACATACTGTCTGACCGGCGAATCCCGCCAGTATTCCGTTAGGCAGAGAGACCAGACCCAACATAGGACCATCAGGATGGTCAGCGGACACATTGTCAGGTGGTGGATCGAATGTTGTGGTGGGTACAGCTTCACCAAGGTCTGCCTCTTCCTTACTGTCAGTATGTGTTGTGGTTGCTAGAGTTACTTCCGCAACAAACCGGAACGTACCGCCGGTATCCGTGCGATAGATTCGCTTCTTGCTGAGGTTGTGGTTGCCAGAAGGGTTCGAGGGGAACGTCAAAACCACGCTCTGATCTGAGTAAACATCGACGATCTGGCTAGCCGGTACATCACAGGGCTGTCCTTCCTCGCCGTACGCACTAACGTACGTGAAGGAATAAGCTCTGCTTTGCGGAATCTCTTCATCTTGCTTGGTAGATGTTGCAGGAGATAGTGCGACCGATGAAAATTGTGAAGGTTTCGGTATTCCTAACGCATAAAAAGTACCGTTCCCAACGATCGATGCCAGGGTCATCCGAGGATAGCCAGAACCACCCCCAATGCCAGTAGCATATATCCGTTCGTGTTGGTCTTCAGCAAGCGGTGAGCGGACAAAATCAACTTCTTCATTTCGCCCAATCCAAATAGAGTCACTGTACTTAAACAGCGTCTTAGTGCTTCCAGATATAGAGTAGCTCGCAACTGGAGTGATCGTCGTAGTCGCATTGTCTTTCCACGGCTCCAGTCTCCCGGAGTCGAGCCTTACGTTAGTTGCTGTTTGTGCCATGTCCTCAGGCAGAAGACGCGCAAATACCTTGGGAGCCTTGCCCCCAAAGGTTTGTAGTTTGAAGCCGGTCATTTGCGTCTCCAGACGCGGATGCCGTAGACCGCAGTGAATACAGCGAGGATGAGCCACTGATACCACTCTGGAGTTGTAGACAGCGCGGCAAAGCCCTCAACAACATAAGGCTGCATCTTGGGGATGAATGACATGACCAGAGGAATCGACAGCAAAAGCAAAACGAACTCGTCTTTCCATCCCGAGTTCTTGATCTGCTCTAGCTCCCACGCATTATCCATCTGCTGACCCTGCTGGATCAGCTCAATCTGCTTCGAATGGCGTAGCTTTTCTAGCTCAAGCGCTTGTACTTTCTGCTCGTGCTTTCGTTGACCGCGACTGTCGATTGCCTCAACAACCTTGCCGCCTAGATTGCCCAGCACAGACCCGAGAATACTCATGATCCTCTCCGTAGTTTTGCGGTCCGTGCGGTTAAATTGTCACGTCATTCTACCATTGACGCGGTCTGGAGACTATTAGCCTCCCAGCGGTGACATGTCATCAATCGCTGCCCAGAGGTCATCCATATCCTGACTTAATCTAGCCAAGCGAGCATCCAGATTGGCAAGACTTTCTAGTCTGGCGTTGACCTTGATTTCACTCTCTGAAGAGATCTTCTCTGCACTAGCGATGCGGTCCCGGATATCTAAAAGCTCTTTCTGTGCGTCCATAATCTGCTCTAGGTTGGCACCTAACTCGCTCAACTTACCTTGCAGGTTTTCAACGTCAGCAGCACTCATGGCTTGCTCCATGTTGCTGAGCTTCTTGTCCATGTCCTGAAGCCGAAGCACGTTGCCTTCCCGCAGATCGTCGAACCTTTTCGACAGACCTTCAGCCTGTGCTGTTGCCGCAACAACTGCCTCAGATTGCTCATTGAGCTGAGCGAAAAACTGGCTCGCAGTCCAGATGCCACCTGCCAGCGTCGATGCCGCAGTGAAAGTTATAGCTAGGTAGACCCCCTTAAAAGAGACGCCGCCTACAGATAATTCCAAGTCACTAAGAGCCATACATACAAGCCTCTTTTTCCCCTTGATCTTCGATGAACCAGCAGCCGCCTTCGGGGCTTGTGCGATAGAAGAGCGTATCCGCGCCGGTAGTTATGATGTCTGTGTCCTGCATGAAATATGCGTTGAGGTCGAGAGCAATTGACTGTGATTCGCCTTCCCACTCGACCGTTAATGTTCCTGTGGCTGCGTCAAAGAACGTGTTGTTAGATTCCTCGAACGTGACGTTCATGGCATATGCCGCATCGTTTGCGCTCTCTAGGAGGGAGGCATCGTTTGCCACTGTCGTATAAGCAGCAGCCGCCTGTGCTGCCACCTCTACGCTTTCCAGAGCGGAGTTGTAGTCTTCTACCTCAGTGTCATCTAGGTAAACATCGTTTGCTTCTGCGTACTCTTGGAGGGCGATTGTCTCTCTGGCATCAGGTGCTTGTGCTGCTTCCTCAGCCATGGTGCCGATGGTGGTCACCATGATGACGGCAGTAGCCGCATCAACGTAGGCATCGATTGCCTCTGACATGGTGTTTAGGCTGTTGTTACTTTGCTCTGTGAAGTAATCCTCAGCATTGGGGTCCCATGTGTATGTGGCGTTTTTGAAGTTCTGAAGCGCATTGTTGTATGCGTCTTGCTTTGCTTTATCGATTAGTCCGGGATCGACGACGCCAGAGTTGGCAATGCCATTATTACGGGCGTAGTGAGCCATACCCCCAACTGCGGAGATACCGTAACGAAATGTTGCTCTGATGTCCTCACTGGTTGTTATTAGGTCGCCCAGTTCGTCCGCTACGCTTAGAGGTGCGATAACGATCAGAGATAGAGCCTGAAGTGTTTTCCTCAACATTGTCCTCTCCCGCTAAAACTTGTGTGTACCAGTCTTCATTTCCCTCCCAGTCAGGAATCCATAAATTGGGATTGCTTTTGATTTCTTGTAGTGCCCGCTTACCAACCAGCAGCTTGCCGTTCTTAAGGACCGGGCATGGAGTTGCCGAAACCAACATACTCCGCCAAATGGTTGCCTCTTGGCAGAGCAAAGCTACTGCCGCCACTCGCATCCCCGCGCCAGCCAAGGCTTGACTGTTAAGGCGTCTCTCACAATGGTGATCAATCTCATAATTACCTCGACTGACACCAATACCCACGAGCTGCAAACCCTCAGACTTCGATATCAAGCAGGATGCAGTTCCCGACGACATCAGCGATGGGCTGATTGCGCTAGATACCGGCATCGATCTACCAGCACCCGCACCTTGATATGTCTTGGTCGTGCGCGGACTATTGATGTTGATCTCTGACAGATCTCCCTCAATCTCGGTGTTGTCTCCACCACGCGGATCCATGTCCGGCTCGGCATCCTCCCGAACCTGTCCCAGGGCGATACTTGGAACCAGCAAAAGCGTTAGTAATCGCTTCATCCTAAAGTGATATCCGTAAACGTCAGCTCTGGGCTGAAAACTCTTTCTTGGGTCGTCATGCTGGCACCAAGTGCATTAGCATTCTGACGACTCACCATGTGGTTGTGTACTGGCGTGTTTGCACCAGATGCTTCCAAGGTCCAGCCGGTGATGCCGATCAAAGCCCAATAAGCATTCCGAGCATCGACGTACTCCTGTGAGTACAGGTACGACTTACTGCCAGCAGCATTCGTGCCAACTAGACCTAAAATCCAGTTCGCAGAGGTGCCATTTTGAATACCCGCATTGAGCATCAATACACCGTCATCATCTGACACACGCCATACGAAACCTTCACTGAGTAACTGCTCGTAGTCAGCTCGCAGCTTGTCTCGTTTTTCTATGTCCGTGAGCTGACCATGGATACGCCACGGAAAACTCCCGGCATCCATATCTGGCAGTGACGCGGTAAACAGTGTGTCAAACTCCGAATCATCAATACTGTTTACTGTCGCAAACGTAATCATCACTCAATCACCGGAGGGTCCATTGGAACCCGTGCAAGCGAGGGGTTCAGTTCGATCTCTCGATCGAGCAAATCCTCCATAACGTTTAGATGGGCAACTGTTGCTTCTATGTCGTTTACACCGTCAGTCCTAATCATTGGAACCCTAAACGTCACTGGCGTTTCCTGCGTTATCGACGGGGACGTTATAGTGCCCTCCAGATAAATCGCATCTGCCGCTGGTGTGTCATAGTTAATAGTCCTGCTCATGTCGTAAACGTCACCGTGATGTTGCCTGAGCCGTCCCACTCCGCATTGATGTTGGCAAGCTCAGTCGAGTCCAAGCCGTTGGAGCTATCCCAGCCCCACCTTTTTTGGTATCCGCCAGCTAAGTAAGTTGTGGATGCCTCAGAGGATAGGAGCGTTGTTGTAGTGCCATTACAAACCATGCTGATGCTGGTGAAATCGTTGTCTGGAATGCTGTTAGCAGTTGACCAGTTAAGAGTTACATAGAAAAACGTGCCAGCAGACGATGTCAGTCTATATATCCCCTCGATTCCACGAGCGTTGTTGCTTGAGTTTGTGTACGTCGTTGGGCTTCTGGACCCCGTAGGACCAGAGCTATTCCAGCCGTAAACGCTGTAGTACGCCGTAGTAGCAGAACCCTGCGTAACAACAATGTCCTGACCAGCACTAGCCCCATACCATTCACTAAAAGACATAGTGGCACCCGAAGCCTTACTAATAAGACCCCGAATGTCCGCATCATTCATCGAAGCCGACGTGCCCGTAGACCCGCCAGCCTCAACGTGGATGTCATTCAGCGATATAGCACCAGAGGTCTGGAGAGCCATTAGTCAGTCCAGACTGCCGCGCAGATGTCCTGTACGAGTTGGTCTTCGCCAGTAATATCGTTTTCAGTAGTAACTTCCTGTTGATTTTCATCATAGCTAGTTTCGTACTTCTGAACGGTATGGACGTTTTCGCGCGTGATCGGAAGCTGATCGTCGTCTGGGTCATCCCACGTCACTCTACTTTGTACTATTACATCACTAGTATCCGCCGGGGTTTTTAAAACAACTGTGATTCGCTCAATAGCGTCAGTCTTGGTGATTGACATTTTTCATCTCCTCGATGATTTTCTTAAGGGCGTCGATTTCTGATTGTTGCTCTTTGATTGCTTCAACCAAAAGTCCGACAGTGTTTCCATAGTTAAGAGCTAAGAACTCATTGCCATCTAGGTCTTTAGACTCATAGACAGCCTCTGGCAGTACCTCTTGCACTTCCTGTGCAATCAAACCGGTAGATCGGTTGCCATCCTTTTTATAGTTAAAGGTCACACCATTAAGTGCCTTAACCTTTTCAACTGCGTCAGGGATATTCTCGATGTTTTCTTTTAGCTTGCGATCAGATGGGTCGCTGTAAGCAGTGACGTTACCCGCGCAAGTAAGGTTGCCCGAGTTATCCATCCGCATCTGAACGTTGCGGTTGTAGCTATGAAAGTCTAGAGAGCCTGTGGTGTTGGTTTCTCTTACGCCCGTAATCCCTGCGTATTCAACAAGAGAACCGCCGTCAGCCTTCAACATGAAGAACATGCTTGATCCGTTGCCGTTTGCAATCGACCCGTTAGTTCTTGAAAGATTCAGTACGCCGAAACTACGTGTAGTACCTGCGTAATTGCCGCCCTTGTTCATTTGGAACGCAACGGGAGTGTTATTGGTGTCGTGATCGAAAACAACCGTACTTGAATATGTGAAAATCTGCTTGTCGCCAGACATCTGCAAACGTCCACCAAGCGTGATTCCGTTGCTTAGTGTTAGGTAGCCTGCCGTGGTTAGCTGAAATACGTCGCCACTACCATCCCACGAGTAGGCGCGAAGATCGCCGCTGACATTGGTGCCTGTGCGCCACTGCCATTTCACATTGCCGCCGATGGCAAAACGAATGTGCGACTGTGTCGGTGCGTCCGCTAAAAAACCGCCGAACTGAGTAGCGGCTTGCGCTCGAATAGTCGCGTAAGGCTCTGCCTCAGTAGCTAGACCTTTTACATCCAGCATATAAGTCGGGGAGTTGTTGTTTATACCGACCTTGCCATCGCCTTTGATGACCATTTTCTGGGTGGCGTCGTTAAGGTTTGCCACGTCGTTAGCATGGGTATAAAAATTAAGCTGGGTTCCCCAGTGCGCCGCGTTGGCGCTACGCGAACCTGTTATGCCGCTCCAGTGCGAACCTTGCCCCGAGCCTCCTGTTGCAAAGTAAATGCCCGTCATATCATCGCCATTACTCTGCTGGGTAATGGTCAAGCCTTTATGATTGCTTCCTCGCGTGATGGTACTGCTGTAAGCGTTGCCGCCTGTTTCTGTAATGTGCAATCTTGATTGTGGCGAGCCGAGACCCAAGCCTGTCCTGCCTGCGCTTGTGACGTACATGGAGTTTTGGGGTGCATCACCAGCGAAGCGATACATGACCTTAGTCCATGCCCTGTCAACAATTTCAAAGAACGTGTTGCTTGCGCTATTGCCACCAAGCTGGACGGTTAAAGTCCCGTCTTCTCTGTCTGTTGATCTGCCTATCCATGCCTCGCCAGTGTTATTTTGACTGTTTGCGAAAGTGCCAACTTGCAATTGCTTTGTAAGCTCTACTTTCCCGTCATTTCTTATTACAAGCCTTTCGCTTTCTTGTGCTGATCCGCTACGAGTGTAAAACTTAAGTTCAGGGTATCCGTTACTTAAATACGCACATCGGATACTTGCTAATGGGGTCGCACCAGCAGAACCTTGAGTGAAGTAAATTCCGTCAAAGTTACCGTTAGTAATGCCGCCCTCATTTCGAAGCTCTAGCTGTCCTGTTGTAGCTTCAGACGCACGGGTTTTTATCAGCTTAGCGAGTGTGAAATGAGCGGACGGGGCGCTAGCGTTATTATTGTAAAACTGAATGTCGTGCGCAGAATACAACGCCATTTTGTTGACATTGGCTGTATCGCCTGACGCCCACTGACCAGTACCTAAACCACCACGGAAGGTTGAGCCGTTGTAGATTCGGAACGCGCCTGTCGTTGTGTCATGAAGATCTATCTTGCTAACTGCACGGAAATCGCCCCCGCTGATACCAACGCCAGTAGTATTTGGTCCAAGCAACAGCTTGCCTGCGTTATCAAGATACATTGCTCGATACAATGTAAATGTTGAGTTAGCATTGCCCGAGCCTTGTACACCCCAACGATGGGTGCCGTTGCTTATATCGTATGTACCAGCAAAGTCAGTCTGTATCCGAGCAAAATTGCCAGAACTGTTTATATAGACGTTTGATGTAAGCCACGTTGAGGAGTCCCCGTTTTGTGCAAACAGTGAACCTGCTGTACCAAACTGCACTGATGTGTATGAGTTAGACCAAACCTTGGGGTCTGTTCCCAAACCAACAGAAAGGTCAGGAGAATACCCATCAGAGCTTTGGCGTAACTTGATGTATATCTTGTCTTCATCGTCGTTCCAGCGAGCGCCAAGACGAATATCACCGCCTCCTGCAACGCCAACACCTTTGATGTAAGTGCCTTCTGTATCGTTGTTATCATTGAAGCGGATGATTGAGGTGCTGTTTTGCGACGCTCTAAATTTGAGGACGTTTGCACTCGTATAGTCACCAATGTTGACATTCCCGTCACTGTCTATTCGTAAGCGCAGTTGATCATTAGTTTTCATCTCAATGTGGCGAGCACCAAACGCCGACATGACGTAGCCGTTTGTATTCGCCCACGTACCCGCAAAGCCTGAGCCTGTGCTGGCAAAAATAATTCCGCCGCCTGTTGAGCCGCCTACAGTAAACGCGCCATAACCTGATCCAACGTCTTGCGGGCTTACAGTTCCAAGTGCAAGCTGTGCATCGCTACCGTTGGCATGAATACGCATTCTCTCGCCACCGCTTTGCGAGAAAAGAATCGGAACGTTTACGTTGTAGTGTATTTCGGCGTAGGTGCCGTTGTTACGCATCATGAACGTATTCGTGGAAAGGTCGTCCACGACGCCGATGCCTACGCCGTCAGCGACTTGCTTTACGACTAACGTGCCTAGTGAATCCCAACTTGAACCGACCTGAGTATTTATGCGAACACGCCCATTCGAGGTAATTCGCATCCGCTCTTGTGCAGCCGTTCCAAACTGCATAAATTGGCTTGGGTGGTTGAAAGAAATGAAACCGTCTTCGTCCGCAGTAGAATCGGCAAAAGCTAACGTCCCGCCATGACCTGTGCCAGAAAGGATAGTTAGTCCATTGTTGCCTGCCGCCGTACCTACTATAAGGTTGTCCGCATTGACGCCTGCATTATTGCTGCTTTGACCAATATAGACGCGACCCGAAGAGTCGATAACAAACTGGTCATCCACGCCGCTGGACAAGTTGAAGTTTGCAATCTGGAACTTATCGTCGTTACGCATACCGACGCGATACGCCGGCGTGCCGTTACGATCAAAGCGCATACCTCCGAAGGTAGATGCGCCCGTAATGTTCATCGTGTAGCCAGAGTAATAACTGCCGTCTTGTACGTTACCCGCAATGGTTTGTTTGACTAAGCCGTCTTTTGTGATGCGTAGTCTCTCGTCGTCAGATCCGACCGTAGTTCCTGTTCTGAAAATAAAGTGACCATTGGTGCCGCTTGTTCCCATGTGGGTCGTGCCGTCACCAGATTGGAACAACCTAAACTGAGTGCCTGCGCCTCGGGTTACTTTGAAAGCGTTGCCGCCTACTACTGCTTCGACGTGCAAGCGGAAGGAGCTTGGGTTTGTACCGATTCCGAGCAATCCGCCCTCGGTCAAAGCCATTAGCTGATTACCGCCGCCTGAGTTGCCGTTTTTGTACCATCTAAAGTAGCGTGTATCAGCGTCGTCGTTATCGCCGTCAATGTTGAAGGTCATCGCCTCGTAAGCGTTTAAGTGACCCGAGGCGACATCGGGCTTGCCTAGATAAAGCTGACCGCCTTCAACAAACACTGAGTTGCCGAAAATACCGTTGCCATTACTCAGTGGGAACCTTAAAAGTTCCTGAGTAACAGCTCCATCATTATCGGATAAACCCTCCGCTTTAAAGGTGTCACTGTCTAGCGTCCACCGCGCGCGCTTCAATCCAGTGGTTGAGGTTGTATCCTCAAAATTAAGCTCTGGCGGATTTGCCACGAGATTTATATCCATTACACCAGTGTGTGTAAATGTAATTCCCGACTCGCCTGTCGTGTTGGTGCTTAGTATTTTGCGAAGAGTACCGCTTCCTGTGTAATCGATGTCACTACCGTAACGCGCATACGGCTCATAAATCACCGTGCGGTTTGACCAGCCTGTTCCTGCCGAGTTACCCCCTCGTGGACCTGCGACAATGTAGTTGACTTCGCTACCTGCCAAATTTTGGCTAGAAAGACGCCAGAAGGACGCGCCGGTACGATAACCCGCATCGAGCGTACCGATACGCCAAGTGTTCACTCCGTTTCTATAGCGCACCCACTGGTGCCATGCGTTGCCTGCATTGCTGTCGGTTAAGATGTATTGACGCTCCTTGGTACCGTCAGCCAAAATAAATGCGTCGGTTTCATCTAAGCCCACAAAACCAGCATTAAGAGTGGTTATGTCACCAACCATAACCGTGTTGCTCGACCATGTTCTGCCGTCATTATCAACTGAGAATTTTTCAGTCCCACCAGTGCCTGTTGAGTTGCTAACCCCTGTTCGCAGACTTAACAGTTTGTTAGTGCCAGATGATGCCGCTGTATTTACAACGAACGCGGGGAAAGTAGGGCTTGCAGAAGATTGATGAAAGACACCTGCCGCCGCACCCGCTGTGCCTGAGTCGGTTTTTGTAATTATAGGGTCTTCACCAAAACCGCCTTCAACAACGAGAGTTCCTTCAAACAAATTGCTAAACGGCGCGTAACTTGATGCGCGGATGCGTAGCTGTTCTGTGAAATAAGCGTCGCCGCTATTAAGTATTCCAAAGCGAACAGCATTTACTAAAGCACCGCCAGAGGCAGAGCTTCCGTGACGCAATCGGAACCCATTAGTGTTATCAGACGCCAGAGTAGTTAGCCAGCCAGCGGCATCAGTTAGCTCAAAACGACGCGCCTCTGCACCTGTTCCGTTGGACGCCGCCCGAATAGCACTGACCGCAGAACTGCCTGTATTTGTATTCCACAACCGCATCAAGCTATTGCCGTTTCGACTTTCTCTCGCGTCTACAACATGTCCTGAGCTTGTGTCTGTAGTGCCAATACTAATTTGTTCACCGAATATTGCCGCACCAGTGGTTCTCGTATCGCCGTGTACTTTTAGCTTGTAGCCAGATTCGGGAACCCCGGCAATACCCCAGCCTCTAACATCGTTTTGCCAGCGCAGCGCAATATCACCGCTGATCGGGTCGTAAAATCCTGTGAAGCCATCCGATGTGCTAGGCGTCCAGATATAGCTATCTGTGCCAATCATCTTTAAGTCGCCGGTTACACTTACGTTTGCGCTAAACGTAGCATCCTTGGCTGGCGTGACATTGAGCCACGTTGACATACTGTTGCCGGTGCTGTTGTTCTGAATGCCGAAATACAAACCAGCACCGTTGTGACCTATAGCGGCGGCATCGCCTGTAGCGCCACCATGTATGTATAAGCCTCTAGCAGACCAACCACTGCCATCGGAGATATTGCCAAAGCCGCCCGCAGTGCCTAAAAATAGGTCTGGATCTATTGTTGTGTAACCAAAAGTTGCGCTATGGCTGAATTGGAAAATGTCATACGTGGCATTCCAATTCATAAATGCGTCAGTAGTGCTGTTGACCGCATCTTGAATGGTTATACCTGCGCCGTTGGCTGAGCCAGACGAGTCGCCAGTCGAGTAGTTCAACGTGATGTTGTTGTCTTCGACATTCAGGTTGGCGGTATCAATAGTTGTAGTAGTGCCTTGAACAGTTAAGTTACCGGCAATGGTGACGTTGGCGTTTTTGTCGATACTTAATTGATTAGAACCGGCATTTCGAATATAGAAATTGCTGGAGCCAGCGGAAGCGTTAAAGACCCGATCAAGAATAAAGTCATGACCAGTGTCACCGTCGCTATCTTGAGTCGCAACAATTTTGTTTGCGCCGTCTGTAACAATGATCTGGATGTTTTCGTTAGCGTTACGACCAAACTTGATGCTATTGGACGAATTGTAGAATGTGTGTCCTTCGCCGGTTGCAGTTATAACGCCTGAAGCAATAGATCCGACGGTTTCAAGACTGCCGCCATGAAAATTAACACCGCCAGAATCTCTTATGGTGAGTCTTTGGGTATATGTTCCTACACCCGTACCTGACGCATTTGACGAATAGTTAAACTCTAAATCGTCATTGTCGCCTCGTTTTCTTACAAGCCAATTTCTATTGCCGTGACGGAAATTTATTCCGGGATAGCCGCTAGCATCCTGCAACACAAGAGTGCTGTATCCGAAGTTGCCTACATAAGAAGCGTTACCAGTGATGCTGACTGGACCACTAGCATTGATAGCGCCTGAGGTTATTGTCCCTGAGAGATACAGATTGCGCCAACGGGCAGCGCTGGTACTAAAACCAAGGTCATAAGCATTATCAGTCTGGGGATACACCTTCCCGTTAAGGTCGATGTTCATTATGTGACTACCGCCAGCACTAAACTTAAGGTTATTGCCTGACGCTTTGACAAAGTCATTTACAGTCAACGTACCGCTGCTGGTGATGTCGCCAGTAGATATGCTTCCTATTACCGTAGTGCTCGTGTCGCTAACTGTTATTCTGTTCGAGCCGTTTACTCGAAAAATGATGTTTGCGTCTAAGTCATTGTTTATATAAAGGGTCTGGTTACCGGTCGAGCCAAAGCCGACATAGCCCTGTCTTGACGTACCGTTCGACTTATAGAAACTAAAATACGAAACATTACTTGTGTCGTCGCTGGTGGTTCCTTTAATACCCGAGGTGTTGCCAAATAACGATTTTCCTGAGGCAGTAATAGCGCCAGTAACGTCGATACCTGTGGCGGTGGTGGCTAGTTTAAGGCTATTGTTGTTGAACAGCTTTACTGTCTTATTATTGGCATGAAATTCAGCCTGAGCGCCTCCAGCAGAGTCTTGAATTAACGTTGCTGTTCCGTTGCTTTTAAGTATTAATTTTCCTGTGCCTACATCGCTAATGTAGCTATTAGACGCATCATGATAAATCTGTAGGTCAGCGCCAGCACCGAAGATAGCCTTAGAGTTATCAGCGAACTTTAAGTCTTCATCACTAGCCAGCCATTGGAGTTTTGGACTCGTGCCAGTGTCTTCGTAGAAGCTGATGTCGCCAGCACGAGTAACAGACAAAGCAAGTCCACCAAGGTCGCCGCTAACGTCAAACGTGCCTGTGGAGTTATTAAAATCTAATGAAAAAATTTCACTAGAGGCGCTGTTTTGGAAGTTAATAGAGGCTTTGTTTGCTCCGCCACTACCAGAACCCATCCGCAATGTTTGTATAGCATCGGTGCCTGTACCAGCGGCAATAAGTGCCTCATCTGATTGTACTAAGCCAGTTACGTCGATGCCTGTATTCGTAACTTGGAAGCGCTGCGTACCGTTATAAAAGGCTTGTACGCCTTGGTCCTCAGTAACGATAACCATGTTTTGGCTATCAGGTGCCTCTAGTCTCACCTGACTACTTCTAATTCTTAATGAACCAGTGCCAAATTCGCCAATGTAGCTATTACTACCATCATGATAAATCTGTAGGTCAGAGCCAGCACCGAAGATAGCTCTACCGTTGTCGTCAAACGTAGCGTTACCTGTAACGTCGATGCCTGTGGAGGTGGTGGCTAGTTTGGCTGAGTTGTCGTTGTAAAGCGTTACTGCGCCATCTTGGTCTGCGGCAATGTAGTTTTCACCAGAAGCAGATTTGATACGAAGATTTGTAGCCTCAATAAATAAATTACCAGTGCCGTTTTCTTCTATGTAGCTTCCTGTGCCTGAGTGATAAATCTGTAGGTCAGAACCAGCACCGAAGATAGCCTTGTCGTTGTCACCGAATGACAGGTTGCCCGTCATCGTATCCCCAGAGATGGAGACAGATTCGGTGTCGGCGGCTGTTTGAGCCTGTTCAGCTATATCGTCGAGAGCTGCCGCAACCACGCGCAAGGCAATAGAAGACCCAGAACTCCAGTTCTGTGCCGATGTCCCGTCTTGACCGCGCACGACAGTAAAGGTGTTAGAAGAAACACCCGTTACCTTAACAATCTCTGACCCGGTACTTTCGCCAATAGAGGCGTAGAAGTAATCTCCAGATCCGAGCGTAGGAAAGCTACTCGATGATGTAACCGAGATCGAGGTAGCGGTATTCGACAAGCTGCTGGCTAACGTGGTGCTAGCCAGGTTAGCGAACTTAACAGCCATGGCTTAACCCTTTTTTAGCTAGCAGTAACAGTCCAAGTGATGGTCAGAGCGTCAGAAGTACCTTTGTTAATGACGCTGAACACCGTGCGGCAAAGCATTGTGCCGCCAGAGCTAGCATTGAAGATCGCAGCTTCTGTAACAGCCGCCGCGCTTGAGGGTGTGCCCGCAGGGAAGGTCGCAACGTAAACCACGTCATTGTTGTTGACGGTGGTGCTAGTCAGAGAAACGCGAGCAGACTCAGATACGAGCGCTGTGTTTCCTGCTGCCGCCGCAGTGGTGCCTGTGCCAATCGCCATGTGTGACATAACAGAGGTAGTGGCATCTTTCATGCGCGAAGCAACGTAGCCCTTACCAGAAGTCACAACAAGGTTCTTGACGCACTCACGCTGCTTGACGGTTCCGTCTTGAGCAGTGACAACGAGTTCGAGTTGTCCTTTGAGTTTCAGATCGTCTTGGATCATGGTTATCTCCAGTTAATCAGCATTAAGCAGTACGAACCCGAGTAACCCTTTATTGAGTTCCGCGCTCGCGACAAGTGGCTGGACAATAACTTCATCGCCCATGCTCACACCGTCCGAAATGCCTTTCCGTGGAGACAGTGATTGTGTGTCAGATACAGCAAAAGAATCTGTCTCGGCTCTTGACACAGAGAAAGCCTGAGACTCAGTGGTGATTATATTATCTGAGGTCGCTTTATTAAAGCTAAACGTTGCCAACTCTGTGGCTGTAAACGAGTCGGAAGCTGCCTTCGCAACCGCCAGTGTGGAGCTTTCCGTTATAGACGCGCTGTCAGCTAGTCCCTTACCGGTCAACATTGCGTGACTGTCGCTGAAACTAAAGGCGTCGGACGCGGGTTTGTTGACCGCCATCGCCGGGGAGTCACTCATGGTCATGCTGTCTGCCAATATCTTGGCAATAGCGAAAGCATGGTCGTCTAGCATCGAGTAGATGTTTGTCTTGCCAGCCGCCGCTAGCTTATCGATCTGACTGAAATCATCCAGTGTGAAGGCATCTGCAAGAGCCTTGGAGAAGGCAGTCGCATGCGCCTCCGACATCGGGAAGCTGTGTGCTGGCGATCCCGATACATTCGTAAAGCCGTTTTGAAAGTCAAAGACAAACGAGAAGGGATTACGGGTGACCGTAATCGTCTGGGTCAGCGGGAAGCTATCTGACAGGCTCTTACCAAAGGAGAATGCCGCATCCTCAGCCAAGGTATATGAGTGTGCCAGCGCCTTCTCGATGTCGAAGTCTGGATCATCTGCGAAGCTGAACGTGTCGGTGTTTGTCCTGCCTACATCAAACGCTTGTGAGTCTGCGAAGCTGTAGCTGTCAGCAGCAGACTTGGCAAAGTCGAATGCTTGACTGTCAGATAAATCAAATTCGTGCGCGTGATCTCGGTTGAAATGCGCTGCTAAGTGTATCGACTCAATAATTGATACCGAGTCATCGCGATCCTTTGTGAAATCAAAGGTGACTGTCTGCGACATCGTGTATGTGTCCGACAGACCCTTGCTGACACCAAATGTCTGAGAGTCGCCAAACCCAAAGCTGTCTGTTGCGCTCTTGGCAATATCGATCGCCTGTGAATCCACAAAGCTATATACGTCATCGAACGATCGATTGAAGTGCATCGCCAGATGAATAGATTCGCTTACACCTATCGAGTCGCTTGCCACCTTGCTCACACTAAGAACCTGTGAGTCGGCAAACGGGAAGAAGTCTGAAGTTACTTTGTCAGCATGGAATGTTGGCGCATCTGACACCGCAACAAGGTCGGTGTACGAGGGCTGGATCTCGAATGCGTGAGATTCGCCCAGACCAAAGCTGTCGGTGAAGAAGTAAATCGTTCGCTCTGGATTGACGTGAATGTCATCCAGAAACAATCTGCGGTAGTTAGTCGCGGCATATAGCTCGCGATAGCTGACTTGGGTGTGGAGCTTTTGATGTGCTACCTGCGCGACAAGATCCCGATCGACTACGATCGCGGCAAACTTTCGCTGTGTCGCGGTTACATGAAGTCTTTGACTTGAAGCGCTAGCGACCAGCCGTCGGAACTTGACCTCGGCAAAGATCGCCATCTAATTACCCAAACTGGCTTCGGACTTTGAACTTGATTAGGTCAACCACAGTTTGGGTGCGAGATCCTGAATCAGTAAACTCAATCTCGCCTTCTAGGACGCCGGTCGTATCGAGAGTGTCACTATCAAAAACGAAGGTTACCTTGCCGCCTAGCGCATCCGTAATTGTCCCAACCAGGGTGTCAATCAGTGCTGTCTGACCTACCTGCCGCACCCGCATTCGAACCGACCCACCATCAAGACTGAGTGGCGCAAATGTTGCAGGGTCGTCAGGGTCTAATGTCAGCCCCGTTGCCGCTGTATTTGAGTCTTTGAGAGTGATCTCGATCTCAGGGAGTCTGTCGCCTTGGACCAGATCTATAGTTGTTAGATAAGCCATTAGATAAACGCCCTCGGTTTGCAGGTAAGCGTACCGCCACTAAAGCCGTACTTGACCTGTCTGATTGTGCGACCGACATCACGCTCGTATAGAGTGCGATTAGCTTGAGCTGCGCCTCCGTCAGCAAATGGCTGACCCGCCATCATCTGTAACCTGAACAAAGCACCGTGAACGATGGTCTCTCGGTATTCCTTACCAATTGTGTCAGGTATTGATGTGCTGGTTGACGTTGGCTTGACGCTATACAGGATCCTGAACGAATCGTTCTTGTCGGGGATCGGAGCAAGGTAGAAGTCGGTGTTATCACGCTGCGCGTAGTACCGGGGGTTACCTTTTTCTGTCTCGTCACCAAGCCTCCGCAGCAACTCGTTGTAGCTGACAGGCTTCAATGCGGTCTTGTTGTCAAAAATATCGATGATGTGATTAAGCTCAGTACCTGTCGGCAGGGTCACTGCGTACTCGTTCACGCCGCCAATAATGGTGATGAACTCAGGCTCTGGGATGTACACATCTGTTCGATGACAGAAATCAATGGCGGCATCCCGTACCGCTCTCTCTATGAGGAAGTCCGGGGCACCGCCGCACTCCGGCTTCACATGCACGGTGAAGTCAGAGTATTTCATTACATTCTCCCGGCGTTGCGATCAGGAGTGTTTGGCATCGGAGTTACAGCCGCATCGGCATTGGTCTTAACACCAAGCGCGTTAGCGAACGATTGATAGTGCATCATCGAACGCTCGGCGTTACCAGCGAACTCAGAGTCCTTCTGGTATGCACGATAGAGTATGTAATCCAGTATGCAATTCGCATACACGTCATCCAAGCTGATAGTGGTTGTGTCGCTCGTAAAGTCGCTAATAGCGATATCAGACGGTGCTGAGCTATACACAATCTCGATAGAGTGTGTGCCGCTGGTTGCTTTTGGATACACGTAAAAATGCTTTGGATCAGCAGGATCGTAGATGTAGTGCTCGATCTTGTTGGTTCCAGCCGCAGTTTCGTGCCAGTTAGGAAGGGTCTCATCGAGGATCTTGCGATCCACCTGAGTTACTGCTCTTCCGTTTACGTTGCGAACAATCTCAATCAGGCGCAATGCAGCCGCTGGCAGTGACTGCTTGCTGCCGTTGCCGCATGCAAACGACTCATTCACCATCTTCGCGTCGGGGCGGTGCAGGACCACTTCCTTCTGAGCGTCATTGAAGAACTTCAATAGCTCTGCGTTAGGGAACCGAACGTTTGTGCTGTCCTGAAGGATGATTGAAGCGCGGTCTAGGATGTCTACTACCTTAGTCGTTGCCATCTTCAGTCTCCCACTCAATGACTTCAAAATCAGGGTTGTTTTCCCAGCCGGGAAGCGGACCAAACGTATTGCCGGTCTTTTTGTTGCGGATAGTGCGAGCTACCTTTGCAACTTCTTTCTTCTCTGGCTCGGGGTTCTTTGCTTTCTTCGAGAGACGGTCGAGCTTATCTTCGAGCACTTCCAGCGGTGACCGCCGGTCGAGCTTGACGCCGTACTTTTCCATAGCCTCTTCGAAGATTTCGTCTTTACGAGTTTTATCTGCCATCTCTCAATCCTTAAAAACTGGGGGGCTTGCGCCCCCCGGACGGTCTTAGACCTTCCACTTACCTACAGCGAGGCAATCAGGAGTGACTACAGAGGATCCGTAGACTTTCAACCCTCTGACAGCATCACCAAAAGTAGTCTCGAGGCGCACAGTTTCAGTGTTAGTGAACTGTGACGCGAACGTGATTGCCTTTGGGTGACCCGCAAGAACGTGGGTGTAAGTAGCGTCAGTACCAGAAGCTGGTGTGTGGAGGAGGTTTGACTGGTAAACAGTGAAACGATCCACCATGCCTACCTGACCGTTACGGAGAGGCGAAGTCGCGTCTCCAGTCAAGTACGCCTGACGTAGCTCAGATTGCTTCAGCATGTTGATCATCGATGGAGGGAGAACGATGTAACGACCTTCCTCTGGGATGTTCAACCCATCAAGCGCTTCAGAGATCTCGAGAATTTTGCCCAAGATGTTTGAAGCTGTGATGGTTGTCTGTGCTGTAGTTGTAGTCGCAGATCCGATGACAGAGGAAAGTACGTCTGTCTCAACGGCGATACGCATACCCTCAGCAGCATCGCTAGATGCGGCTTCGAGCATGTTGATGTCAGCTTGCGCTGCCAACACGTCATCGACCTTGAAGCTGTAGTACTTAGCCTTGTCGATCAAAAGCTCGACGGTGCCAGTGGTCAGCTCTTGAGTTGACACTGTACCGGCGTAGTCGTTGATTGTTACAGCGGGTACTGTACGAATCGTGACCTTGTCGCCTTGACCTGAGATTTCGCCCTCGTACTCGGTATTCGAGATTGCGGGCATTACAGACTGAGAATAAAACTTAGCCTGCAACAACTTGGAGAATACCTCTGGAATAAAGTTTACTTCAGAAGTAGCTCCGGTACTAAAAAATGAAAATGCCATGATTAATTCCTCACAAGAGAATTAGCGGCGAATTGCTCCCTGTTCCATTGCTTTAAGAATCTCATTTTGGTGCTTCACAAAATCTTTGTTCGGCATCCTCATGATCTCTTCAACAGTCCAGTTACGCTTTTCACCAGTAACGTTTTGGCTTCTGGCTTTCGGCATTTTGGGTTCTGCAACCGCTCGTGCCTTTTCCAGAGACCGCTCTTGCGGCGTCGGAGGTCGTAAGCCCATCTCATCTTTAAACCGACTCAATACAGCGTTCACGTCATTCGAAGAACCTTGCTCCACCCATTGATGGGTAGCTGCATCCTGCGTCTCCAGCCAGTTCATCCAGTCGGAAGTCGCAATAAGCTCATCCACGTCCGGGTGTACCGCACGGATACGGTTGAAATGCTCTTCAGCCGCACGGGCTTGTAGCTCTTCGTTTCTGTAACGCTCTTGAGCGGTCAAAGCTTCCTTGGCACTTTGTACCTCTGCTTGCGTTCGACTTAGCTCGTCAAGCAAGGGACCAGCGATGTCGGGATACTCCTCCCGGATTTGCGCTAGCTTTGCTGTGTCTCGCTCTTTCTCGGCAAGCTGACCTTTAAGCTCTGTCAGGCTCTTCAGCATGTCATCGTTTTGACGACGAAGGTCTGCCGCTTCCTGCGTTGCTTTGGTCATTCGACTCTGTGCGCCTTTCATTGCCTTCTCAGCTTTTTCCAAAGCTGACCTCAAAGTATCCACTTCGCCGCTTTCTAGTGGTTCCTCTGGTGCCTCATCCACAACGAGTTCTTCAGCCGTATCCTCAGGCTCGGGGGCTGCTTGTAGCGTCTCTTCTTCCTCAACTACTTCCGGTTGTTCCTCTACAGGAGTCGGGTTCGCTGCGTTCTGATATTGCTCCATTAACTCTTTTGCTTCGGCTTCTAATCGCGCCGGGTCATTTCTGCTCATTTTTCGGGTCCTCTAAGGATGTCCGTAACTATGTGAAATCGGATGTCCGTTTCCGGGTCCGCTCACGCTCTAAAGTGGCTTTCGCCGTTTCTTCCAGTTCAAGCATGAAACGCAACTCAAGGATGCGCCCTTGCTCATATCTGAAATCTTTCTCGTCTGCCGCTTCTAGTAGCTCTCGGGCGTTATCCAATCGGGACGCCAGGAGCTGCTGGACCTGCTGCCATTCCGGCTTCAGGGATAGCGCCAGCACCGCCTTGCTGCATTCCAGCGAGCATTTGATTTTGGAGTGCTTGCTCAGCTTGTAACCTCTCTTCACTTTTGATCACTTCATCGGGATCAATGTCTAATGTTGTTGCGATTTCCCGCAGCAACTTGTTTCGATCAATTTGAGGGGCGTCCATGGGGTTTGATACCAGCGAGAGGAACTGAAGTAGTCGCTGGCTTTGCACTTCTTTCTGCACGAGTGCGGTGCTTCCGCGAGCCACGATACGAAGGTCGCCCTTAATATCCTCGCGGGGGTTGTATTCCATATTCCAGTGAAAGAGCGATTCGATCATCGGCTCTAACAGGAAGTCATCGATGTTCTTAATAGTTGACTTGAGCGCTACGTTCGCCGCGCCCATCAACATAGACATACCGGTCGCCGTCTTGTTTAGCGATTTG